CAAAAAGAACAGTTTCAGCAACACGACCAACGCGCTTCTTCAAGAAAATCATTAGACGACGAACATTTACTCGGTCAAGAGCAGATCTTGCTTGCTGTAAAGTTTTCTGTCCAAAGATAACTGTTTCACCAATTGCTGGAAATCTAGCAATTGGATTAACATTTCTTTGATACAATTCGTCTCTATTAGATTTTGACAGTTGTCGTAAAGCACCGATAACCTTAGGTCCAGCCGATCCGCCAAGTTGACTTAGGCCACCTCTATTAAATCCAGCAGGAGCAAACCAAGGAGCACCAGAATCAGAATCAGAGAATGCAATTGCTCCAAGAGCAGCAACAGAAGGAGGAGCGATAAATACATCTGCGCTTCCGCCCATTGTGTCTCTTACTCTAACTCTTGGGTGATAGCTGGCAGCATAGCTAGTGTTAAAGTCTAACTGATCAACATTAGATAAAAAAGATGTTAAACTACCATCTGATTGGACACCACTATTTTCGTATGCCTCTTGAAAGTCATCATCAATATCTACAATAGCCAGAGCATCACCACGATTTTCAACAGCTTGAATTAGTTCTCTATTAAGAGTGCTATTAATAAGTCCCGGTATTGAAATAACATCAAATTTTACTGACTCGTCACTTCTACAAATATCAATTGCTTTAGAAACAGAATAATAAGCATACGAGGTACTTTCAGCCTTATCAGCCAAAGCAACTCTACTTGAGAATGGATCTGCGAGTGTGATATCAACACCGTCAAAGCCACCATGAAATGCCATTGCAAATTGTCTTACTTTATCAGACAACAGTTGAGCAGAGCCTGATCCAGCAGTTACTGCTCTCGTCTGCTCATATTGAGCAACAGTGTGAGAGCCGGAGGCCCAATAATATCTTCCATTAGCGTCCTTTACAATTTCATCCATTGAAAAGACATAACTATGCTCTGTCGCATCAGCTACAGTGTCGAGGTCAATACCTCCACCTTGGTAACGAAGAAGATCTAGATAATCTTTCTTAGGCATAACACCTCTTTCATTTACACTAGCGAACTTGTGTCTGACACCAAACATATCAGTGTTCTTGTAATTTGAACTAGCCTTGTTGGTGTTTTGTTCTGTTAGTTTAAGTCTTGGGAAGTTGAAAGATCCTGTGAATGATGGGATCGAACAGTTAATAAAAGCAACGGAACTACCACCAGAATGTAGATGGCTAGCATTACCTTTTACATAAGCGTGAACATTCACAGCAGAGCCGCTATCAGTTGTTCCAAAGGGATAAATTCTTGATTGTGTTGCATCTGCTGGAATAGAGCCTGTCATAATTGTAAAGCCCTTTGGTCTAACTGGTCCGAAGAAACCCCATGGGAGCATGTAAGAATCAGAAATGCCTGCTTTCCAGTCGTCAGACATTTCGACACGGATATAGTCCGACCTGTTAAGGTAGTTTCCGCTAATGTCAAATACCTCGTTGGTTGCATTCCAAGTCTGATTCATATCACCAATTCTTTTTCCAATGAAATTCTCTGAAGATTCATCTAGATTAAGATTAGAGAACTCCTCGACAACGTTCCCACTCCCTATATCTTTAATACATACAGAGAAGCTAGAATTAGGACTGGTTGGTGTACCGAGTTTTAAATCTTCAATGGCGACATAATATTTACTCTGAAACCATTCGCCGTCGTGAAGTGATACAAATCTAAATAATTTTTTCATTCGATCAGAATGAAAATTAGACGTATTATTCTGTGGTGTTGGATCACGAGAAATAACGTAACCTGTTCTAGCGGGCCTAGCTTCTGCTAAATGTGAAACAACGTTAGATGAACCGCTAACAAGAGGTAATATAATACCGTACTGTGCACCAGCCACTGATCCTGAAGTTAAGGCCTGTACCGCTTCTTCATAAGACTCACCTAAAAAATATTTCTTTTGATTAGATCCACCGTAATTTGTAGTGTTAATCTTAAGAGGGTTTGTATTTAGCACATTTCTAAGATAGTTATCTTTTTTATCTGGATCAAAATGAAACACTAATTTTTCAGCAGCAGTCTCTGTTGCGTGTGTATCTCTAACATCTAAAATAAAAGTATTAGCACTGCCGCCGGTGGTGACTGATTTAATTAATGTAGCAGCAGAAGAGGTGGTATTCGTTGTTCCTGCTATGGTTCCACTGAGAGTCAGAGCAGATCCCGTAGAATACAATACGGCAGCCAACGTACCAGTTGGGTTTTCACCACCAGAAGAAGATGGCACAATAAATAGGCCATAAGCAGTTACATTATTAGCATGAGTACCAGCACTGTTTTCTAAATTAGCGCCACCAAGATTCCAGCCAGCCTTTACATATCCGCTAGCCTGATCAGGCGAGTCATTACCAGCTAATTTAATAAATGTAACTGGTGAAGTTTCTGAAGCTAGCCATGCTTGAGCAGCGTAAGCAGCATAAGTTGGAGATTGATTGTTGCCATCTCTCCAAATATCATTATTCATTGTTCCTTTGCCGCTAATTGGCATACCGAACACTGCGGTAAAGTCGCGCAAATTTTTAATTTTTACTGGCTTCATTGCAGGACCAGCTTTAGCTCTCCCGATAAGCAACAAACCATCATCTACGGTTGGTGCTTCGATAAAACTCTCGTCAATTTCCTCGATTGAGATACCGGGTGAAACAAAATCAAACTTTCTAGGCATTAAAAAATCTCCTTATAATCTTTTTCTCAAAATAAATAGTATCTTATAACTCTAATGACGTTATCGTCGATAATCGTCATCTTTATCCTTCCATGGTATTTTATCACCAGTTATAACTCTTTCCCTGCTGATTCTAACCTGAACTCTATTTTCTCTTATGGTAACTTTGGGCTTCTCTCTATTGTCACCTTCTCCTATTAGATAGCCCAGCACTTTAATTTGAACCTTGGTCTCAAACATTCTTTCTTCTTCACCCAAATTATTAAGGTTTTTATTCTCTGAAAAATCTGGCTGAATAAACGCCTCGTATCTATGACCTTCATCTTTAATAATAAAACTATTGATATTGCCAGTTTTGGTCATAAACGGCTGTACAAGATCATTCATCTGCTGTTGATACTCAGTTCTTATTGTTATGGTATACATAACTGTTACATATGTGGGCGCTGGTGTTGTTATTTCTTGATAGACAATCTTTGAATTTTTAGTCCTACCAGTTTCATCACCAGTGGCCACCGATCTCGCTCTATCAGCATTAGCAAAATTCCTTGTCTTATCTTGTTTGATCCTACGAGCAATCGTGATCGCTCCACCTTTATAGTCTGGATGCTCAAACACATTCGCTTGAAAGGTTCCTTTAAAGGCTGGATCTTTATTGATAGAATCCCTATGAACAGTCATCAAGGGCAGAATTAGCTTTCCTGCGCTGTCTCTTAATTCTTTGTCACTTTTAGTCTGGAATGCTCTTTCAGAGCCTAGCCAAAGAACTTTAACCTTTTTGGTGCCCTGATTAGTATTAGTTTTTAAGCTTAAAACCTCATCTACGTATCTATAAAACGCTGTATCAATTGTTTCTATTGATGACGGTTCAAATGTTTCGTATCTAGTCGGCATTAAATAATCCATCCCTTGCTCTGATGCAATCGGCTTGTATTTCAAAACGATGCTCTGGTTGTCCAAATAATAATTTCGGCTCATTTAGTTTGGCAATTTCATAAAAGATATTACCATAACGGACGAAATCTCCTTCACGAACGAAGAGGTCTTGGTCTTCAGTTAACCTTCTTTTGTGGAATTTAACACTTATCTTGAGCATTTTGTCGACCCCAATGCCCTCTAAGTAAGCAGTCTCCAGACCCTGATATTCTACCAGAGCATGCACTCTTATAGGAGGAAGAAAAGTCTTCTCTAGGGCTTCGCCATAAATCGGGTGGTAATTCGTATGATCCATATCAATTGCAAAATATAGAATTTGTTGACCAACAACTCTCTCTATAATTTCGTCGTTGACTTGCTTTACTAAGTCTCGTTCTTTCTCCCCTAAAAACAATGGCGGGGGAGGCTGTTCTGGTTTTTTCCACTTATCATCAGACATTCAATTACCCCACAAAAATCTTCAAAGGAACGTGATTCATAATACCCTTCGCATTATCAGTCATTTCTTTATCTGAAGCTATCAGCTTGGGGTAAGTCATTTCGTCTAACATCTTTGTTAGTTCATCTCTTAACATAGTTTTTTCTTCTTTACCCTGCGATAACAAGTCTGAAGCATTAAGAGTTACGTTGTCTCCCGGTATTGGGATATTGCCGCCAAACTTACCACGTATCTGGCCCAATGTCTCTTTTGATAGAGCTAAAGCATATCTTCTTATCCACTGCTTACCAACTGAATTTATGCTTTCAAAGGCTATATTCTGTAGTGGCAATGTATTCATGTTGTTAACGCCATCTTGGCCACCATCGGTTGTGTCTTCCCATGGATCTTCAGTCAAAGAAAATCTTACCCAGAATTTCTCTGGAGACACACTATCAGGCGCTGGGTATAATCTTAATTTATTATTTATTAACTCATAAGAATAGTGACTTGTTCTCGTATATAGGTGATCTTCATAAGCGACCGCCTGTAATTTATTATGCCACGCTGGAATAACTTGAAAAGTTGAATCGTCTGCATACTGTCCGTATGTATGATAATCCCCAACCACGTTTAAGCCGCCATAATAGCCGTAAAATCGCCACATTTGCCTAGGGGTTATATAATATACTTGACGTATTGTAACGCGCTTATTGCCCACTTTTTCGAAGTATGGTACGGCAGAGTCTGTGGCACTGGAGGCTGATATTATGCTTTGCAAATCATAATCTTGCTGATCATTAACCGGAGCGAAAGAAGCTGAATAAATTGTGTTTCTTCCGCCAACAACTGCTTCTGTAGAGAAAGCATCGGAAATACGGAATGAAGTCTCAAAACTGAATTTTGGATACTTTAATTCAATATTCTTAGTTGAAGCGCTATCAGTTCTGTCACCTTTGTGATCAAAAGAACCAGTGGTTGAGCCAAGAGAAGACCCAAGTATGTTCTTAGACTGATGAAGATTAACAATATAAGAGTATTCTAAAACGGCCTCTTCATAATTAGCATAAACACTA